TGTCTTCCACCATAAAGTGCTGTCCAGACCCTATTTACAATCTGGTTCATAGGAAGCAATTGACCTTGGGCATCACGTATTTGAATGCCCATTCGTAGGAATGCCATTCCGTTCATACCGGCCATTGTTCCGGCAGCTTGTTCATTAGACATACCGGTAATGGCGCTCATACCACCAAGTTGAGACATGATGTTTTTAGAGCTTAATGAACTGGCGTTATAACCACCTTGATAAAAAATATTAGCGGCAGCAGCTGTGGGACCCATAGCGCTTGTTGCGCCATTTACTAACCTATTAGATTGTCTAATTAAAGGTTGAGCTTTCATGCCGCTCAATCCGGCTACAGAGTCGGCATAAAGCCTTTGAGCAACTGCCGACATAGTATTCGGAGCCATGCTCATAAATGTGCCGCCACCAATTACGGCGGCACCTACAGCTAACTGTCCTTTACTAAAATTATTTAGGACATTGCTAGTCATTGTGCCTAGGCCGAGTCTTCCTCCGCCTGGCTTTTCTGAGTTAGTTAAAGATGATCCGACGCCCTTAGCATCGTCTTTCATTTTGCCGGTTAATCCGGCCATTTCCTTAAGCTCTTGTTTTGCACGCTTAAGTTCACGTTCGAAGGCTCTACCTACACCTTCAACGTCATCTGGTTCTTGAATACCAAGATTGTCGTTCATTCTAAATCACCGCCTAACTAATACGCATTATCCACATTGCTCGCTCCCTATATGATAGGGAACGTATGTCGTCTAAGGTCCACCCTATATATGACTTTGTTAAGACATCATAGGACTCTATAAGTACCTCGTAGTTTATTTCAGCTTTGAAATAACTCCGCTAAGGTTAGCGGTAGTGGTACCTCCGAACCACAAGACTGACATGGTTTTGTTAGTGCGCCGAGTTGTGGACCAGGGTTGCGGTCTGATATTGCTTTAAGTATATCTCGTCTATCTTTAATACTTAAGTCTTTAATCGCCTGGATTGACGTTGGTGGCAATCCATTTATAGATACAATGCAGCCGTTAAGTAGCACGGTATCTAGCTCTGCTGAGTTTTTATTGGTAGAATTTACCAACAATTTCTGTACAGATCCATTTGGAAGGGTAGCCTGTACAACTCCAACTTTGCATTTTAATTCAAAAATTCTATCGTTATCCTCTAACTCTTTTACCTCAATATCATTTTCAAGGTTAATAGTAAAGGTTTGTTCGTGCTGACAATTTGGGCAAAGACCTGGACCAAGTGTTGTTTCGTTACCGAAAGTCACTTTTCTAATAGCTAGAAGTAGAGCTTCTCTGTCTCCAGCTAATAGCATATCCAGGGTGTCTTTATCTGCAGGCTTGTCACCAATTGATACGACTGCACGATCTAGAATAGCTAGAAGAGATTTGCCTGGATCTGTAATCCTTGCAATAGCCTCTTCATCTGCGCCATTTAGTTCTCGAACTACAGCTGTATTTATAAAGCCATCAAAAGGTGTATGAAGACCTCCAGGCAACTTTACTTCTCCGTCTGAAGGAAGCACAACCGGGGCCGGAGCCTTAGATTGTGCTTCCTTTTCGACAATAGCTTCTTCTGCAAGTTTGTTTGCCAATGCAGGATTATCTGCTGCACTAATTACGGTTTCGTTTGCCATATTGTGTTCCTATCTAGGTATTAGTCGATTTCTGCTGCAGTTGTTGCGTAGCTTGGAGCAACAGATACGTCAAATCCCTCATGTACTAGAGTCATTTCCTCTACCATAAGAGTGCTCTGACCTGCGTCTAAGTTGCTGTAACTTAGATTTGCAATCCAAGCATTATATACCTTGAAGCGCATAGACACGTGCTGGTCGCCATCTTTAGTAGCAGTCTTTCCTCCTGCAACGTCAAACCCTGCTGGATTTGGGTGGCTTAGAACTGCGATGTCAACTGTGCAACGGAAGTCAGCTCCGATACCAGCTGTAGCACGTGGAGTCATCATTGCAAATAGACGCTTCATCCAAGCTTGATTCTGGGTTTGACCCAACATTAAGCCGTGTGACAAAGTAATAGGTGTAAATGAAGACTGTCCTGGAATCTGGTGAACGTTAGTGTTATATCCACCTTCGCGGTATGCGATAGGTTCTGTAGACACGCTTAATCCCGAAACGGAGACAAAGCCCATCTTATTCCAGTTGGTTGTATCAAATCGGTTATCTTCCTTATTAGGGGTAAAGGTAACCAAAAACTTAAACGTACGGATTGGGTCCGACGCTAAGCGATTTGTTACGATATTATCAATCGAAAGTGCCATGTTTATTTATCTCCTTACGCCGTAGCGTTTCCTGTGATTTGGCCAACCTTAATTACAACAAATTCGGCTGGGTATTCAAGGGCAACTCCGACCTCAATGTTTACTCGGCCATTTAGAATGTCCGCCTCACTTGTGGTTGTTGTATCGCATTTTACATAAAATGCCTCAGCTGTTGAAGCTCCGCGTAATCCGCCTTGCTGCCAGTATGAGCCCAAGAAAGTGTTTACAACAACACGTAGACGATTCCATAGTCTTGAGTCATTGTTTTCAAATACTGCAAAAGCAGTAAGATCTTTAAGTTCTTTTTCAATGTAGTTTAGAGAACGACGGACGTTGATATAACGATGTCCTGGAGTGTTGTCCAGAGTACGTCCTCCCATAATTACAATTCCAGCTCCAGGCACTTGACGAATCGCGTTAACTGGATTTGCGGACGTATTTAGGGAATCAAGTTCAGCGTTTGTAAACTGATGATCTGTAGCCACAGCTAATGCAATCTGGTTTCCTAAACCTGCTGGAGTTTTGAAAACTCCACGAGAAGCATCAGTTGCTAGATACTGACCAACTACAGCCGCTCCAGGAGCCTGAAGTCGTGTAGCGCCAGGTGTAGCACGTAGGGTGTTTGGAATCAAAACCCATGGGTAATAAACTGCTGCACATCCTCCGTTTGAACTTGCAGAGAAAGCTGCAGTTAAATCATCTGCCCATGTCTGAGCTTCAGCTGCAGTAAGACCTGCAGGAGTATCTAGAACAGCAAATGAATCTCCACGACCTTCGCAATAAGCTACAAGGTCACCCATAATATTCAAAGCCAAAGTACGATCTGTATTTGTTCCAGAAGTTGTGTAGACATACGCTGCTGCTGGAATGTTCATAACTAGTGGGTTTTGAATAGGATCAAATGAAGTTAGTGCTGTTGAATAGATAGTACGTGTAGGCGCACTACCATCTGCTCCAGCAGTTGTTGATCCCAAAGCATATAGTGTTGTTCCCACTACAGGCATGTTTGTTGGGGCTACAGATGCTGAGTTTAGATTTGCTACAGCAATAAATGAAGAGCTAGCATTAATAACAGACTCAAAATATCGAGGATCTGTTGAACTCATGCTTAGGTCTGTGAATTGCTCCAATAAATTTGAGGTAGGATTACCAGCAACTGTTGGTGTTCCATAAACAGCAAGTCCAAAACGAGTTGAAGTTCCTGCTGGACGAACCTGTACAGCTAGTTGGTTTCCCCATGATCCGGCATTTGAAGCCTGAACCAAGATAGTATTTAGTTGTGCTTGTGATGCGTCAGTAAGTGTTACTGATGCTTGAGCCGCTCCGCTTCCGGTTACACGCTTAACATATAGCTGGCGTCCTCCGTTAGAAAAGAAATTATAAGCAGCCCATGTTGTTGGGTAAGCATCTTCTAGATTTCCAAAAGTCTTGACAAATTGTGTCCAAGAGCTAAGAAGAACTGGAACATTCGTAGGACCCTTAGCTAAAGCGCCAACGAAGGCACCAATAGCATTGCCGCTTTCGGCAAGCTCAATGGTCTGTGGAAGTTCCACTTCCTGGATAAAGACGCCTGGTCTACTGAATGTAGCCATCCGATTTTCTCCTTAATATGTAGGTTGTTGTCTGGGGGGTCCGAGTTTTATGCAGTTTGTTGTTGAATCTCTAACAATTTGTATACGGTTACGTCATCAGCAAAATTTCCAGTAAGACCGATTCCTCGGGTACGTACTTGAATTCCTGCCTTATCGAATGTAGCTCTGAAGATCTCAGAGGTAATTCGAATTGAATAGATATTCATGAAGAGGCGCTTGTCCGCTTCAGTCGTATCTCTTTTGGAAAATCCAAGAAGATCCAGTCGACGCCAAGTGTTGTCTTCTGGAACATAAATGGATCCAAAT